GCGCCGTCAAGGGCGTCGGCAGCGGCGCCGGGGAGGAAACCTGCTGGCTGGTGGCCGAATTGAATGGCGTCCGCGTCTATCAGGAAGGCGCGCATGTCATCGTCACGACCGGCGACCTTTACCCTTAGCCACCCATTTCATGTTCAGCCAGAGCGCCGCTGCCATTTACTTCGAAGCCGTCGATCTTTTCATGATCTTCTGGTTTCTGGCGGCTGCGGTGCTGATCGCCGCCTGGGCATTTTCGCAGCTGGCCATCCATACCCGGCCGATGCCCAACTGCCTGATCGTCGCCGTCGCGCTGTGGATCGACGGTGGCTGCCGGCAATACCTCTGGACGCGTCGTAGCCGCAGCTGCGGCGGCCTGCTGCCGCATTTCGGCACTGCCCAGCAGCGCCCAGGGCGCAACGTCCGCATCGTCGAATACATCCCGCCCCGGCGCGACGCGCTCGATGGCGGGCTGCTCTTTCAGGGCGAATACCGCGTCTGGCACCTGCGGGTGACGGACGTTCGCCGTTTTACCGACCGGGCCGAAGCGCTGGCCCACAACCCGAGGATCTGACCATGCTCACCCCTGCTCAATGCCTGACCCTGAAAAACCTCGCCCTGGCCGACCTGACCGCTGTGGCGCTCATCGCCGCCGGTAACGACATGGGGCTCGCCGACTGGTTCAACCAGGACACCGCGACCTACATCTGGCGCACCAGCGTGCCGACGGACGAAGTGTTCGATGCGATCACCTGGGCGAACCTGACGCCGGTCGACGCGCCGGACGGCTCGGCGGCCTACACCAACCGGGCGCTGCTCTGCCAGGCGAAGCAGATCAACCTGCAAATCCTGCTGCAAGGCCGTGAGCGAATCGCGGGAGCGAAGGCCACGGTGCGCGCCGGCCTGTCGGATGCGCTGTTGAATGTGCCTTCCGGCGTCGGCGGTGCGATTCAGAGCGCCGGCTGGGCATCGGTCAAGGCGGTACTGTCACGCTTCGCGACGCGCGCCGAAGCGGCACTGGCCACGGGCGCCGGCACGCAAGCTGCGCCGTCGACCCCGGCTTATCACGGGAACCTGAATTACATGGAAATTCCGGCCATCAGGACGGCGGTCTAATCATGGCCGGCGAAGCCATCGTCAAGTGGGGCACGCAGAAGACGCTCGAAGCTAACGGCGGCGCCATCGCCGCCAATGCCGTGGTACAGGCGAACGACGCGACCTACAGCCTGTCCGCCGATGCGGCCAACTACCCCGACGCCGAATTCGTGCTGGCGGCACAGTTTTCCGTTGCGCCTACCGAAGGCGGCGCGCTGGGGCTTTATGCGCGCCCGCTCAACATCGACGGTACGGCCGACGCCGAAGTGCCGGAAGCGGCGCTGCCGATCTGGTACGTCGGGTCTTTCGCAGTCAACAACGTTACGTCGTTGCAATACATGACGCTGCTGGCCACCGACCTGCCGGCCGAGGCCGAGTATTACATCCACAACGCCGGGGCCGGCCAGACCGTCTCGGCCGGCTGGACGCTCAAGGTCAAGCCACGCACGATCGGGCCAGCCTGAGCCATGAATCTTAAAAGGCCCTGGACGAAACAGCCGACTGGGAATGTCCAGATCGACTGGTCCAATCCGATTGTTCGTAATCGAAAACTGCTGGATGCGTGGCTGCCGCAGTCGATGGCATCCAGAAGCGTGCTGGGTCGCCGGCCGCTTTCATCGGGGCAGATCGGGCTGAAGGGCGGGCGGTTCGGACTCGGCGCCTACGGTATAGCCAAGTCGATTCGGTACGACGTTGGCGAATGGGGCGAGTCTGGGCCGTACTGCTTCGTGGCGATCTGTTCGTTCATTAACTACGCATTTACCTGTTCGCTGGTCAGAAAGGATGGCGCCGACATACCGGTGCAAATCTCCAACAATACGGTTCGCAGCGTCGGTTGGTCGCCAGTCGCGACAGGAGACAATTTTTTCGCGCCGCCGGCCAGCGGACAAAAGCACCATGTGCTAATCGTCAATCGGGAATCCGTCTCGACGCGAAAGATGTACGTGGACGGCGCGCTTGTATTGTCGAATACCGGATTTTCGTCCTACGGCGCCACCGCCAATCCGTTGTGCTTTTTGGGAACGGAGTCCGACGGCGAGATTTTTACGGCAGCGGACGGTCTGTTCTACGGTGGAATCGCCTTTTCCGATGCGCTTTCCGATGCAGAAAGAGCATCGATAAGCCGAAACCCCTGGCAGGTCTTCAGGCGCCGCCGCCTGGCCTTCGGTTCGGTCGTCACCGTCCAGTACGCCCGTCCCACATCCGATGTGACGACCGGCGCGTGGGTGTCGTCGCTCGGCGGTTCGCTTGCTGCGGCCATTGACGAAGCGATCGCCGACGACGCCGACTACATCGGCACGACCTACGGATCGACCTGCGAAGTCGGACTCGGCAGTCTGGCCGATCCGGGCGTCAGCAGCGGCCACAAGGTGCGCTACCGCATCGCGGCCGACGCGGGCGCCATCGTCGTCCGCTTGCGCCAGGGCACAACCACCATCGCCAGCTGGACACATAACCCGGCGCCGACGTCGCTTTCCACTTTCGAACAGACCCTTTCCGGCGCCGAGGCCGACTCGATCACCGACTACAGCGCGCTCAAACTTCAATTCGAGGCTTACTGACAGGATCAATCATGACGATTTCAACCAGAGACCAGCTGATCAATTCATTGGGCAACAACGCGTCGCGTTTCGTTATCGACAAGGCCTCGCTCTCCAACGCCGCCGGCGGCCAATTCCACAGCCTGTGGCGAGCCACCGGCCAACCGGGGCAGGGTGCCGTTCCGGCCGCCGCCGCCGTGTGCGACAACACGCTCACCGGCGCAATTGGTTTCTCGCAGCAGACTGCGCCGGCTACCAGCTATGGCGGATGGGCCAACGCCGCCTGCTCGAACTCTGCCGTCACCATTGAAATTCACGACCGCTTGATGCACATGGGCGGCTTATCCGGCACCGTGACCACGGCGCAGACGGTCAACCTGGACGTTGATGCCAACTTGGCCACCAGCAACCTGAGCGCGCGCAATGGAGACGCTAACTACTCCGATATCCAGTGGTGGCTGGAGTGGTACACGGATACGGGTGCTACCGCTGTGACCGCTACGGTAAATGTCACCTACAACGACGGCACCAGCGCTAACCTGACGGGCATATCGCTCGCCGCCACCCGCCGCGCCTCGTTCATGCAGCCGCTCAATGGCTTCATCCCGGCGGCCAATTCCGGCAAGTACATCCGCGACGTAAACGCCGTCACGCTGTCGGCCACCACCGGCACCGCCGGCAGCTTTGGCGTCACCGCCACCCGGCCGCGCATGACTTTGCCGCTTAACGTGGCAAACAAAATGGAAATTTTCGATTGGGCCGCGCTCGGCCTTCCGGAAATCTTTAACTCATCTTGCCTTTTTCCGATTCAGCTTGCCAGCACCACCACCACCGGCACGGTGCGCGGCGGCGGCAAGATCGCGCACGGGTAAGCCATGGCGATCGATTACCCGCAGTTCGAGCTGCCGCGCGGCCTGTCCGGCGGTGCTGATCTGTGGGATGACGATGGCGCCGCCGGGCAGATCCTGCGGGCCGACTACTTTACCCAGGCGCCGACGCCAAAGACACTGGCGACCAGCCTGGGAGCCGCTGTCGCGCTCGCCAGAAATGCAACGGCCAGCCTCGGATCGGTCGTTCGTGCCGATAGAACCGTCGGCGCGGCTGTGGACGCTTCGGTTGCAGTGCCGCTTAACGCCCGTGTCACCTGGGCGGAAATGGAAATCCCGGCGGCCAGCGGCGCGGTTGCCAAAACGGCAATCGCCAGTCTGTCCGCTGCCGTTCGCGCCGCCCTTGGGGCGACCGCCTCGCTTGGCGCAGCGGTTCGTCGACCGCTGTCGGTTTCCGGTTCCGTCACCACCGCCGTTCGTTCGGCCAGCCAGGCGCAGGCTTCAACGGGCGCCGCCGTCCGCGCCGCGCAGCAAAAGACGGCCGGCGTTTCGGCTTCGGTGCGCGCCCCGGTGGCGCAAAGCGCCAGCCTGGGCGCCGCCGTGCTGCAGGCACGCACTGCCACCGCCGGGCTGTCCTCGGCGATTCGCGTCGCGCAATCGGCGGCGGCCAGCCTTGCCACGGCGGTTCGTGCCGGTCGGCTCGCTTCCGTCGGGCTCGATGCCAGCATCGATCTGCCGACCGGAAAGACGCTGACCGCCTCAGCCTCGGCAGCAGTTCGGGCAAGCCGTTCGTCAAGCGCGACGCTGGCCGCCGCCGTGCGCCAGGCGCAGGCGGCCAGCGCCAATCTGGCCGCCGCCGTGCGCATTGCCCGGTCGGCCAATGCCAATATCGATACGGCGATTCGGCGCTCCGCTTCGTCCGGGGCGTCGCTGTCGGCTTCGGTGCGCGCCGCGTTCATCGTCTCTGCCGGGCTGACGTCGGCCGTCCGTCAATCTCGCGCCTCAAGTACCGCCGTCGATGCGCTCATCGTCACCGCGACGCAAAAATCAGTAACAAGCAGCCTCGGCGCCGCCGTCCGCGCCGCTTCGAGCGCTACCGCCACCCTCGGTGCCGCCATCCGTCGGCCGCTTGCTTCGTCTTCCGGCATCGATTCGGCGGTCGCGGTCGTCCGGTCGGCGCAGTTGGGCGCCAATGCCGCAATTCGTGCCAGCCAGCAAAACACAGCCACACTGGCGGCCGCCGTCAGGGCGCCCGCTGCAAGCAACGCCAGCCTGTCGGCCGCCGTCATCAATGCGCGCACCGCGACGGCCGGGCTGTCCACCGCACTGGCCGTCGAGCGCCAGGCGCATGCCGATTTGTCCGCCGCACTGCAGGCGACGGTCGAAGTGTCCGCCGGGCTGGATGCCTACATCGAAACCGCCGTCTTCATCTCGGCACTCGACCTGCAACGCCTGACGGAAATCTGGGCGCGCATGGAGCTCGATCCGGCGCGTCCGCTATCGACCAGCGTCAGCGAGCTGACGGTGGGCACGATCACCCAGGCCATCGGCACGAGCGGGGCGATGCGTACCGGCGCCCTGCTGCCAGCCGGCAGCGACCCGGCGACGATGATCTCTGAAATCTGGCAGCGTCTAGGCCTCGATCCGGATCATCCGTTGCAGCAGACCGAAACGACGCTAACCGCCGGCAGCATCAGTTGCACCATCGCCGAAGCCGGCGGCGTGGTGACGGTCACCCGGCAATGAGCATCTCGCCGCGCCAGGTCGCCTTGTTCGGTATCGGCGGGCCCACGCCGCGCTTTCCGGCGCTGTGGTTTGTCGATGGCCAGCCGGCGACCCTGCCGCCCGATTCATTCCCCGGCGGCCGGGTGCAACCGGGCAAAAAATCGCGCCTGCGCCACACCGCGCATGCCGACACCCTGCTCGAAACATATTGCACGGTGCGCTCAACCGCGCGCCTGGCCATCCCGGCCACGGTTGCGGTCGACCTTTCCGCAAGCCTTGATTCCAGCGCCCGCCTGAGCCTTTCCGCAGCGGCGCAAATGACCGCGCAGCCAGCGATCACGGCCGAAGCAGACGCCCGCGACGTGCTGCTCGAGATGCTGCTGCTCTCCGGCTGAAATTTGCCCACAGGCGGTAGACGTTCGCCGGTAACACGATAGCGCTCACTTATCCATCAAGGAGCGCGCCAGGTGAAAAACTGGTACTCAATCAAGGCCAAGGCCGACCAGAAGACGGCCGAAATCTCGATCTATGACGAGATCGGTTACTGGGGCGTGACGGCCAAGCAATTTATCGGCGACCTCAAGGCGCTCGACGCGACGACCATCAAGCTGGCGATCAACTCGCCCGGCGGCGCCGTCTTCGATGCCCTGGCCATCTACAACGCACTGCGCCAGCACCCGGCCGCCGTCGAGGTCACCATCATGGGCGTGGCGGCCTCCGCCGCCTCGGTCATCGCCATGGCTGGCGACACCATCGTGATGCCGGAAAACGCCTTCATGATGATTCACAACCCGCTCAACCTGGCCTACGGCAACGCCGACGACCTGCGCGAGATGGCCGACGTGCTCGACAAGATCGGCGCCTCGCTGATCGGCATCTACGCCAAGCGCACCGGCCTGCCGGAAGACGAGATCAAGGCATTGCTCGATGCCGAGACCTGGCTGAATGCCGAAGAGGCTGTCACCAAAGGTTTCGCCGACGAGCTGCAGGCCGAACTGAAGGTCGCCGCCGCCTTCGACATGGAGCGCCTGCCGGAAAACGTTCGCGCTTCCATCGCCCCGCCCGTCGCCGACCCGGCGCCGGAACCAGAACAAAACGAAGAGCCCCAGATCGACCCCGTTGCGCTTTCCAGCCGCATCGTCGCGCTTTCCGCCGAAGCCGGTCTGGCCGCGCATGCCGACGTTTTCATTCTCGACCCGGCGATCAAGGCCGAAGCCGATGCCGTGGCAGCCATCGCCGAAGCCAGGGAAGTCGTCGCCGTCTGCGCCGCTGCCAAGCTGCCCGAGGTTGCCGCCGGCCTGATCAAGGCCCGTCTGCCGCTGGCCAGCGTTCGCCAGCGACTGATGGAAGCGCGTGCGGCGCTGGACGCCGCCATGCCGACCAATCACCGAATTCCCACGCCGACGCCCGCGCCGCAGTCGGTCATCAGCATCGCCGGGATCTACGCGGCGCGCCGCAAATCCGCTTAACCCATCATAAGGAAACCGAATCATGGCCCTTACCGAAGCACTCCGCCCCGGCGAGTTCATCCTCTCCGAAGCCAACGGCTCGATCAGCCGCGAAGAAGTCACCATCGCCTCCGGCCAGAATCTGGCCGCCGGTACCGTCGTCGGCAAAGTCTCCGCCTCCGGCAAGTACATCGCCTATGACGACGATAACGCCGATGGCTCGCAGACTGCCGCCGGCATCCTGTATGCCGCCGTCGATGCGACCAGCGCCGACAAGAAGGGCGTCATCATCGCCCGCCATGCCGAAGTCGTCACCTCGCTGCTGACCTTCGTGGCGACCAACGACGCGGGCGACATCACCGCCGGCAAGGCCGACCTGGCCGCGCTCCAGATCATCCTCCGCTAACGCGGCCGCCAGACAAGACCCGAAAGGACAACAGCAATGGCATCCCTCGATATTTTTCGCAATGACGCCTTCAGCCTGCAGTCGCTGACCAAGGCGATCAACGAACAACCCTACATTCCCGGCCGCATCGGTGCGCTTGGCCTGTTCTCCGAAGAAGGCATCAGCACCACGTCGGTTTCCGTCGAAAAGCTCGGCGAATCCCTGGCGATGGTGCCGGCCGGCGAGCGCGGCGGCTTGTCCAAGCCGGTCAATGGCGACAAGCGCAGCATGGTGACCTTCAACACCATCCATCTGCCGCAGCGCGCCAACATCCTTGCCGACGAAATCCAGGGCGTGCGCGCCTTCGGTTCCGAAACCGAGCTGGAAACGGTCGAAAGCGTCGTCGCCAAGCGCCTCGGCAAGATGCGCCGCGCGCTCGACGCGACCATCGAATACCAGCGCATCGGCGCGCTCAAGGGCCAGATCCTCGACGCCAACGGTTCTACCGTGCTGGTCGATCTGTTCAGCCAGTTCGGCCTGTCGCAGCAAACCAAGTCCATGGTGCTCGGCACCTCGACGACCAAGGTTCGCCAGAAGGTCATGGAAGCCAAGCGTCTGGTCGAGGATGCGCTCGGCAACCAGATGTACACCGGATTGCGCGCCTTGTGCTCGCCGGCATTTTTCGATGCGCTGACAACGCACGATCTGGTCGAGAAGTTCTTCATCAACTGGCAATCGAACGAAACGATGCGCCAGGACGTACGTTCCGCCTTCCTGTTCGGCGGCGTGCTGTGGGAGGAATATCGCGGCACGGTCGGTGGCATCGATTTTATCGCCTCCGGCGATGCCTACCTGGTGCCCGAAGGTGTGCCCGACCTGTTCGTCACCCACTACGGCCCGGCGGACTACGTCGAGGCGGCCAACACCATCGGCCTGCCGTACTACGCCAAGCAGGAGCTGCTGCAATTCGGCAAGGGCGTCGATCTCGAAGCCCAGTCCAACCCGATCAGCCTCTGCACCCGCCCGCGCGCTGTCGTCAAGCTCACGGTCGCCTAAATGGCCGACGCATTCGAAAGAATGCACCAGCGCCTCTTCGCCCGCCTCGGGCAGGAGGCGTTTTTGCGTGGACTGCCGACGACCGTCATCCTGGAGCACGGCGTCGCCGTCACCGGCGAATACGGCCAGGTCACCGGCTATCGCAGCTTCGCCACGCTGCCGGCCGCCGATGCGCCAAGGGTCGGCGATGCGCTGGTGGTCGATACGAAAAACTACGTGGTCGACGCGATCCAGGAAAACGACGGTCATACCATCAGCGTGGTACTGCGGTGAGCCGCATCGTCGTCGTCAATAAGGAACTGCTTGAGCAGGTCGCCCGCGAGCTGGGCCTCGGCGCCGATGTCGTCGAGAAGACGGCCTATCGGGCGGTCAACGCCGTGGCGGCGAAGAACATGACGCGCTCGCGGCGCGAGATCACCAGCATCGTCAATCTGACGCCGGCCTATGTGCGCGAGCGCATGGCACTGCGCAAGGCAAATGCCGGCGCCCGCGTTGCGGTCATTGCCGCCCGCCGTCGCCCGACCACCCTGAAAACCTATGGCGCCAGGCAGGTCACGCGCAAGGACAAGGGCGCCAAGCGCGGCACCGGCCACAAGGGCGGCAGGCTGTGGGGCATCCACGCCGGCAGCGGCGACCCGTCGCGCAATATCGCCACCGGTTCGGTGCCGTCGGGCATCACCGTCAAGGAACTGCGCCGCTCGCCACGCCAGCGCCTGCCGGGGGCTTTTTTCATGCCCTTGCGTTCCGGCAAGACCGAAAGCGGCAACGGCCTGGGCGTGTTCATCCGCACTGGCACCGGCAAGCGTGACCTCAAGCACCTCTACGGCCTGTCGGTCGACCAGGTGTTCAGGAACGTGATCGACGCCATCGCGCCGGATGTCGAGACCGAGCTGGAAGAAGCGCTGCTGCGCCAGGCACGTTACGATTTTGCCAAGGCACTGGGAAAAACACCATGAGCATCGAAGACAAGATCGCCGCCGAGCTGGCCGCGCGCGTGGCGCAGATCAGCATCGTCAATGGTTACCGGACGGACATCGGACAGCAGGTGTTCGACGGCCGGCGCCACCTCGACGAGACGCACATGCCGTGCACCGTGATTTTCGCGGACGACGACGATCCGGCCGGCGCGCAACTGCCAAACAGCAAGACATCGCTGCCTTTTCTGCTTGAAGGGCATGCCGCATGCGATCCGGATCATCCAAACGTCGTCGGCCGCAAGATCGTTTCCGACCTCAAGAAAGCCGTTTTTTCCGGCGACCTGACGTTTGGCGACAAGCGTGCCGTCGCCTGTCGCTATGGCGGCCGCTCGATCTCGCCGCGCCCGGACGGTATGGCGCTGATCTCGGCCAACATCGTCGTCGTGGTCGATGTCG